CTCTCCAGCCAGCCTTTGGATCCTTGCGATGCATTTCTTCTGCCCAGTCACGACCCTCTGTTTCCATTGTGTCAAGAGCACGGCGCTTGTAGTCTTTTGGATTTGTGTGTTCTTTTACAACAAGAGCAAGACCACGGCTGTCGCTGTAATTTGCAGAGTCTTCATCCAACTCTTCAATGAAACGAATTTTTACTGATTGTCCGTCTGCTAATTTTAGCCAGCGAACCTTACTTCCTGTACCTTCATATTTTGGCTTATCAACTAATGCATTGATATTTTTTAGACCTTTTACTATTGTCATTATTTCTCCTTGTTTCTTCTATTTTAGCATAGCGACTATTGAGTTGTCAAACTTATATTCTAGTTTTTTAATTTCCTCATCGCTCATTTCGCCAATATCTTTATATTTTTGATCAATGTTTACAACTGAAACCTTAGAACCTATCTTTCCTAAGATACGATCTACCATTATGGAACCAGCCTCATCATTGTCTGCTACAAGCACAACATCACTGAAGTACTTTTCTAATAGTTTCATCTGAACTGATGAAACATTAGCCCCTAGGGTAGCAACCGCAGGGAAACCTACTTGCTCTAGTCTGATTGCATCAAAAGATGACTCAACAACATAAACAAACCTAGACGACCTAACTCTGTGAAGATTAAATAAAATCTTTGACTTTTGAAGTCCTGGTGTATTTTTAAATTCCTTACCCTCAATAGATCTACCAACAAAACCAATAGTCATACCGTCTGGTGATTGAACTGGTATTGTTACATAGTCCTGTTTTTCAGAATACCCCAAAGAAAACTTAGCAACAGATTCATCTGTTATTCTACGACCATGAAAGTAATTCATTGCCCTTGGAGACTCTAGTGCTTGATTGTTTAGTCTTTTAATTAATACCTCGTCAAACTGCACGAACTCGGGAGCAACATAAAGTTTTTTATTTATAACCTTTTCTATATCTAACTCTTTATCTTTTTGTTTGATATACCTAGCCGATTCAAAATATGTTCTGCCCGATACAGCCATCACAAACTCTATAAGAGTCTTGCTGGTCTGACATCCAAAGCAAAAGAACAGCCCTTTTTCTTTAGAGATAGTTCCTGCTGGAGTTCTGTTGTTATTATGAAACGGACAAAATATCATAAAGTTGCTCTCAGTTTGAGAAGGTATCTCTATACCAGCGCCTTCTAAAACTCTTTGTACCTGATCTTCTGTGTAAACTTCACTATACATTATTTTCAAAATCCTTATACTTGTAGTACCCTTTGTCAAAATCAACCTGAATTAAAAAGTCTCCCATAAAGCCGTTACGGTTTTTTCTAAATGCACACTCAATAACATCACTATTTGCTGCTCTTCCCAATGCCAAAACCCAGTCTGCATCATATGCTATCTGCCTTGACCATGCTGTTTGACCCAAAGTTGGAACGGTATTTAGATTAGTAACATCATCAGGTGTAGCAGATGAAATAGCAATGATAGGCACCTCTTCACCAATAGACATTAGTTTGAGTTCACGAGACAGGTTCTTCATGCGTACCGTCTCATTGTCAGACTTCTGGTTTGGGCTCATAAGTTGTAGGTAATCAACAATAACAAAATCTGGTTTATATTGATCAATCTTTCCACGAATTACAGATGGAGTAATCTCTCCACCATTATCGCTTGAAATGATATGGAAAGGACACTTGCCATCAACTTTATCTTTGTGCCACTTTTTCAACATTTCTGTTTCTGCATTACCATTACTTAGTTTTCTGTGTGACCACAATCCTTCTCCCATTATTGTATACACACGATTACGAACTTCTACTTCTGACATTTCAAGACTTATGATAAGTGGAGTTTTGCCTTGCTTCCATGCTTGAACTGCAAAATACAAAGACAGCCAAGACTTACCAATTCCTGGGTAGGCAAGAAAGATACCTAATTGTCCTGGCATGATTCCTGATGGGAGATAGTTGTCAAATCCTGGCAGCCCAGTAGAAATACCTATCTTGCCTAACTCTTGTTCTCTACGAACATTTTCAAAATATGCAATAGCAGAATCAATGTCTGTTGCATCAATATCACGGATATTCGATGTATTCTTTTTTAGTTCTGCTGTTTTTGTTATAAGATCATTTAGGGCTGCTGTTCCATTACCGCTTTGAACCTCCGATGCTGCAGAGCGAAGAATATCTTTTACGCTTTCATTAAGATATTCTACTTGCAACTCTTCAAGATGATGTTTTGTAGATCCTACCCCATCTTCTGGCTGGAAGTCTCTAAACTTTTCTACTACCAAGGGTGTTGGTGGAACTGAGCCATTTACCTCTGCGTACCTACGTATAAATTGCCACACATCATTGTGTGTACGCATAATGTTATCTACGTTAGCCTGTAAAAGAACGTGTATCTGTTTGTCTTTTAGCACTGCGGAGATTAGTCTGGATTCTGTATCAATCATTTAACCACTCCCTCGCTTTTTTCCTACGCTCTTCTCGTTCTTTTTTATCTTTCTCTATAGCCATTTTACCATCAAGTAATTCTTTTGTGTTGTATGCAAAAGAATTCCATGAAGGATTTTTTGATATTTCAAAGTAATAAGATAACAAATCATAACACTGTGAAATACCATATGATTCAACTAGCGCATCGGCAGCCCATTGCTCAACGTTTAGATTGAGATTAGACTTCGTTTCGTATCTTTGCAAATGCAGTTTGTTATACCGACTGAGCAAAGCCATGCGGTCTTTGCGTTCAGCCATATTACTCTGTTACCAGTTCTGCCTTTGCTTCATTGACCTTTTCAACAACCTTGCTTTCAACAAAATCATAAACACGATTTGTTGCTTGGTCTATATCTTCTTCATTGCGAACGCTGTCTACAACACCAATGTCTACTCTTAACGATTGAAAATTACCAAGATTAAGTGTGTAGCCAAGTGTTACTGATACTTTTGTGCTCTCTTTTTCCACTGCCCCTCCCAAGGACTAGATTTTTTCTGACCATGTAGGTATAAACCTACCGTCTTCTGTTTTCGTATATGTCAGTATACCATTACCAATTCTGCGTGTCAACTCTTGCTTTGTTGGCGTAATTCCATTTGTAATTAATTTATCTTTTCTCGGTCTGCCTAAATGATAACTAGCAAGTATATCACGTATCTCTTTTACTTGCGATTCTGAATAATATGCTCTAATCTGCCAACCTCTCGTTCCATTAATCTGTGCACCCATAGGCGGAGGTATTGCACCCTTCTTTACTAATCTTGGAAAATATTTACGATGCCTATTGACAAGTTGAGCAGTTTCTGATACAGTGTATGCCTTTTCTCTGTTTCTTCTAAAATCAGATCTTAGACATGTTTCTAATCTATCTTTTGTAATGTTATAAACAGTTACCATACCAGTAGACCTAGAACTATGATAAAGCCTTACAAGATCTCCATTAAGAAACCAAATAGTTTTGTTTCCAGGAATTACAGGCTTGTTATTATAGCCTTTGCTCTCAACCGTTCTTGGGACATAAGCCATAAACCCTCCTTGCTATCTGAAGGTGGATGATAAAATTTTCTACTGCCACACAACAGACAATACACCTCTAAGTGTATCTGGCTAGAGTACTGTCTGTCAACAAATAATCTGCCATTGCATTTCTTGCAACGAAGAATCAAAACTACCCCTTAGTTTGGAATACCGACAACAATAATATTTATATTTAAAGAAAGGTCTCCAGAAGCGCCAAACCTCACAACGCCCTCAACCCTAGAAGTCGTTATAGATTTTAATATTACGGTTACGTTTTGACCAGCAGGCGTGTTTCCTATGTTTACTGCTGTTGCTGTTGCAATCGGAGCATATTTAAAATCTGATGGAAAATCATATGCAAATGTTTTTTCGTTACCAGCGCTTACTGTGGAGTTATTTGCAACCTCTACGAAACCACCAATTACTCTTGCTTCTGAAGTTTTTACGCTTTGCTTTCCAGCGCTTACAGTATCAATAGTAGTATAGTTATATGTTGCAGATGAAACCTGTGTAGCAATATCATTAATTGTTTCAGCCAATTGATATATATAAGTTACATCAAGAGGTTGTCCTCGTTCTGGAAGCGGTACTTTAGCCATTTTTCTCCTTCATTTAATTATACCAGTTAGCCTCTAACTATACGGAGGTTATTGCTGATTCCCATATTGTTAAGGTTGCATTGCTTGTTTTGGCAGATCCAACTATTTGAACTTTTACTCTAACAGTTGAAGACGCCTCATTTAAAAATGTATATGTGTGAATTGGGGTAGTTCCATGATATATATACGGATCAGAATCAAACTTGACAAATATATCGTATTGTGGCCTATCCTCTTCATCTTCCCAGGCTGCAATAACAATTGGTCCACTAACAACAACCTCTCCATTAACGGCAACAGGGGTTGTTGACTCTATAACAAAAACAGGAGACCAATGAGAAGTTCTGTTTTTATCTTCAGATACCACTCTAAATCTAACAGAATAAACATTGTCTGATTCTACTGGAGGCAAATCATTTTTTGGAATTCTTAATACCTTGTTAGCCACTATGTTACTCCAATAGAAAATCTAAATTCAACATAATTGCTAGTGTTAGGTGGTTTAATTATTGTTTCTCCATCTGTATTTTTTACAACGGTATAACCAGTCATACCATATAAAGGATTATTGCTTGAGGTATTTTCTAGTCTAAGGGCATCTAAAGCAACATAGTAATCTGAAGAAACTGAACCACTAACAAGAACTGATGAATAAATTCTGATAATGTTAACAGCATCCCAAGTAAAACCATTAGTCTTTGCTAGTTCTTGAAGTTCTTGTGATACCACATAATATCTATTTTCATCAAAATTAAAACCTGCTGCTCCATCTGTTGCATCCACTGTAAACCTTGCAAACTGACTTCCTGGCGCAGAAAACTCAATTAAAATTTTAACTCTGTCTGGAGATACACCCGAATCTCCATCTCTGTTAACTACAGAAAAAGCAAGTCTCAATTCGTCTACTGGAGAGTTTCTTGTAAAATCAACAGCCGTTCCAACTCCAGTTAATCCTATGTAGTTTGATCCAGCCACAATTGCAAAACCAGAAGTTGAGGATGCATTCAAGGTTGAGGAATTACCCTTCATCAATATTGTATTATTAAAAAATCTACATCTTTCAAATATTTCTGTTCTACCAGTTTTGAAAAATGTAGGATTGTCTGCATTTGTTTGAAATACTGGATCGGCTACATCAATAACGTTATCGTCTCCAGAGTCTAACTGCGATGTCTCAGTGTCTATTGCAACTGTAGATGTAGTAGAATAATATTGCCAATTTTCACCTTGCGTGAAAGCAAATATTGTCTTGCTATCAGATGCCCCAGCAGACGGATTTGTTCCAGCAGAAAAAATACCAATCTCTGATATTTCATATCTTTCTTCTGTTGGTAGTTCTGCTGTGAGTACTAGTTTAGTTACATTGTTTTCTGTTACAAATCCCCTGGAAGAAATAGGCACACGAAACATCTCAAAATCAAGGTTTTCTTTTGTGGAGTAGTCACCATATGGGTCAGCAGTTTCTAGGGGCTGTGGACCGCATCCTACGGCTATATAGGAGGCATAGGCAGGTGCCTGACCAAGCAGGTATTTGCCAATAATATTCTTACCAGTATTAGTTATCATGATTCATTGAACTCCGCTTCATATATTGTACCACTAAGGCTAATTTCTACCTCTATCTGCTCATCAGGCTCAAGATTAATAAGTTCTATTATTAAGTCTCCAGTTGCATCTTCTATATAAATATAGGCTGCATCTGGTCCAGAGCCCTCCTCTGGTAATTTTGTATCTAGTTTAATAGAAAAATTTTGAAAGTATTTATCCGATGTATTTTGCAAAGCAAGAACATTATTTGGATTATACTGTTGCTGAATTGATGATAGATTTTTTATTGGCTGGTATGTAACAGTCTGTCCATTAATAGTATCGTTGCGAGCAATGTTTATTATTTCATGCCCTCCGATATCTTCAAAGATCATATCGGACATTATTTCTATTGGAACAGCCTCTTCATCAAAAAGAATTGTATCTATTGGTGCTGTTTTTGGTGGAGGTGGTGGAGGTGACGGGAGTACTATTGGCTTTGGTGGCGTTGGAGCAGGTGGAGGGGTGGGAGTTGAAATAGGATTGTCTATTGTGCTTGTGCCAAGTTCAATTCCTGGATCAAAACATCCTGTGCTTGTTGTGTCTGGAGATGAAATAGTATCTGAGCTACCATCGCTATATTTAATTATTAAAACACGACTTGCACATTGACCAGAATAGGTTCTACCAACCTCTGTCTTAGCTTTTGGAAGAGAAAGAGGAGGAGGAGTTCCTTCACCTTCGCTTTCTAAAAGCCTTGCTCGTATTAATTCAACATTTACTCTTGCAGCATCTATTCTTTCACGAAGTGGTGTAACATTTTCTAATCTTGCTTTTGCAAGTTCTTCTTTTCTTTGCTCTGCAGCAGCCTGTCTTTCTTCTCTGGCACTTTGCGAATCAGCAACAATTTGTTGAATAGACCTAATTGCATTATCAAAATCATCACTTGTAGATGGTGCCTGAGTAACTGCTTTAGGGTTAGGAGCAGGAACTTGTGTGTAATTTCCGCTTGCATCTAAATAATCATCATCGTTGAATATTTTGGTTGGTGATTTTTTTCTTACCATTTTACACCTCGCTCAAATAAACAGTCATAGATGGCCCAGCACCAGATCTAGAGTAATCAATATTATACACAACAAACCTTGTATCTGAATCGGTAACCAAATCAAGGCCGTTAGCGTCTTGATAATCTATTGTTACAACATCTCCAAGTTGTAGAGTGGGTATTGAAAATAGTTCTAGCCCAATTGCTTTTTTAGGATCTTTTGTTTTATTTATGATCCAGCCAAGCAAATCTTCTGCATCATCTTGTGTCTGAATATACAAACTATCAATAGAAAATTCATTTTTGCCATAGATTAATCTACTAAGTTTAATTTCGTCATACCTTGCTTTTTCTACTAAGGCAGATGTAGTCACTGTGTCTGCCTCAAATTCTGGATCAGACAAGTTGCTTTTCTTCTTAAAGTATTCGTCCACTGTAAGTTCGTGGGTAGTGTCTTGAGTAAATGTAACTCCTTGAATTCTTAAATAGTTTCCAGTTGTTTCATCTAGGTTTAAAGCAGTATCTGTTGCATTAAATATCAAGAATTCGGCACCGTAAGAATCTGCCTGAAATCCAGAAACCGAGTATCCTTTTATTCTATTAAAAGTTGGAGATATTTTTGCATATAATGCAGGGTATGCACGATCATATCTAATGTCAAAGTATGCACACTCACGCATAATAGTTCCAAATTCTTCAAAATACATATTGTATTTGGGTGGCTCTTGTGCACTAATTCCAGAAAGGTATGTAGATTGAAGCAAACCGCTCATTGCATATTTTCTAAAAGACTCATTTGCATCTATTTGTTTGTCTCCAAAGGCGTTAGACAAAGTCTCTCCAACAGTGAATACAGAATTTTGAGCATAGTTATTGGTTAGTGCATAAATATTTTCAAACATAACTCTTGATGAGCCACGTGTAAATAAAGCCATATTGTTATATATTGGCAAAGGATCTGTATCGTCTACAATTTTTATCAGTTTGCCGTTTATATATAAATAAAATCTTCTTGTATTTCCTATGTCTTGATATTCAACCGATAGGTCATAAACCGTAGGATTTTCTTCACCCATCAGCCTATATTGACCAGTAAATCTACCATCGTCTACAAGTATATTTGTTAAGCCTCCCCAAAGTTTAACTGGTATTGCGTTTGTGTTTGAAGAATCTTTTTTAACTTTATAAAAAACAACGTTATTGATTGAGATTTCTCCCTCTCCAGTTTTAGAGTTTATCTTTAAATACTGTTCAATATTATTTTCTGTTAAGGCTACTATTTCAAAGTAGTATCCATTATTGGTTTCTGGATTAAGAAGAACTGCCAAGCCTCCAGATCCGCCTCCGATACTTATGTTTTTATTTGTGCCCGCACCAGAAACTTGAAAATAGGATGTGCTACCTATGGGGGTCTGACCTCTTACCTCACTGTTTTCAATTTTCCCAATAACTCTAAGCCTTGTTCCAAAATGTCTATATGCATTATCTAAATTTTTATATACATAAGAAACGAAGTTTAAAGGAGTTTCTGTGGTTCTAAAAGAAGGACCATTCATAACCAAAGCAGAAGATTGTATTGTTCCCGTCTGTGTTGTTTTAAGATTATTTACCTGTGTTTCAGTTAAATAATTTGTTGTCATAAAGTTTTTAATGACACCATTTCTTGTGGTTTGACGAGCAAGATCATTATTTACTCCAGCAGCGCCAGTTGTTGTTGAGGGAGCATTTATATCTTCATCAAGTAAAGTTGTAAATAGATACTGAGTTTGCATCTCACAACCACGAACATATTCGTTATCAGTCCAGTAGTTATTAATACCAGCGGTATGATCAACAATAGGTGTTCCAAATTGTCCACGACCATGCTGATAGACAGGCCCAGACTTCATTCTTGTATTGCCGTCTATTGTTTCATAAAAAGGAAGAGAGTAGATTCTTACAAGCCCTGTTGGATATATCTTTCCATTAAATGGCAGGGATGCAAAGTATCTTTGATACTCTTGATTGCTACTTATATAAACATTTCCAACGCCAGTTATGTTAAATTGAACGGCATCGTATCTAATTATTTCTCCGCTAGAATAAAAATATCCCTGATATCTTGTAAGCCAATAAATACTTTCTCCAAAATCTATTACGTTATTTATAACAGCGCCATTAGATACTGATGGTGGAGAAGTAGTTAGATTAGAGTTCATAGGCAAAGCACTTAACACATAAGTTCCTTGTTTTGAAGCAACCTCATTTATTGTCTTTAAGTTTTCAGTTCCAGCAACCTCCCAAAGCAGGACTGGTTTGTAGATCCACGTTTTTTCTGCATCAACTAAACTTGCTTGTCTTATGCTGCCATAAGATCTTTGAATGTATCTAGTTGTATAATTAATTTTTCCATCATTGTATATTTTTTTATCTTGAGAAGATATTGAAATAATGTTTGGAAGATTTCCAGATGTAGAATTTTTAACTACGCCTGTGTCTGTTTGATTATTAGATCCAGATAAAATAAAATCAGTTGCTCTATCATCTTCAGTTGGTAGAAGATAGTTTTTGCTCATTACTATAAAATTATTGAATTCGTCAAAGAACATAGCACTTTGAGTTGCAACAGCCAACTGTGTTAAAACCTCTGCAACGTTTTGATCAGGGGCTACAAAAAAGAAAGGAATTATAGTATCGGATTCTCCAGTTACTCTTCTAAATGTATAGTTGCTGAATCCTACATAATCAAGAAGAGTTGAAACAGCCATGCTAACAGATGTCTGTGTCATAAGCAATCTTGGTGCTGGCATAGACTCTAAAAAGAAAAAGAAGTCTCTAAGGCTTAAAGATAGAGTTGCCCCTGTTACATCTGCCTGTGGAAACCCATCAGAGTATAAAGTCTTTATAGGAACATAATAATCAAAGCCATCAACATTTACTATTTTTTCATAGAATCTAAATTTAATATTTTTTCTTACATATGAAGAAATAATGCTATCTGTATTGTTATCATTAAAAGCCTGGTCGTCATCAAAAATATTTAACTCTCCATTAGAAGCCATAAGTTGGCCTACTGGAATTGAACTGTTTCCAAGATCAGATAGCATTTTGGTAACTCTATAATCAATTACCTTGTCAGACATATCTACCAAAAGCCTTGGAGACATTTCTATGAGATCAAAGGTGCTATCTTGCTTATTCATTACATCTACTACTATGCGTAATCCTTTTAGGTATTGGAATTGTCTATATTTGGTTGCCCCGTCAAATTCGTCTGTAAATGAGTCTGGAGATGTCAAGTCATTAACAAAGTTAGTTTGATTTGTTATTGTTTCTGAACCTAAAGACCAGCCATATTCTGGACTAAATGTTTCGTATTCAGAACCAGTCCAAATGTGAAATGTTCCAAGATCTCCTTCATTTTCAATTACAAGATATGCATATCCAGTTACACTTGATTCTGGAAGCAGGGTATCTGAAGAAAATGTCTCAGCAAAAACAAAAATATCTTTGTACGCATCTGGAATAATCAATCCATATTCTAACTCAACATATCCGTCAGAGCCTATGATTGGTGAATTTTCTTCATCATCTCTAGTAGTAAACTCATTAAATACGTATAGGTCTATCCACTCTGTTCCAGATAAATACTGAACTTTCCACCTTGACGGGGTTGTTTGGTTTGCCGTTCCAAATAGTGGATCATCTATGCTGCCTGTGTTTGTTGAGAATGGTCCAAGATCAACATCTCCAACATTTGTTTGCATTTTAATAACTACCCTGTTTGCTGGAACCTGTTCTTTATACACCACAAAGGGGGCAGCATCATCTATAAAATATAATCCATTTGATACATTTTTTGCAATTCCGTATTCATCTCCGCCTTCTGTTCTATAAGAAGTCCAATATCTAAACTGATCATATCTTGATGGCATGTAGTATCTTGGTCTTTCAGAAATGTCTGCTCCAGAATTGGCAATGTGTCTTCCAGAAATGTATAGTGCTTTGTTGATTCCAGACCTTGGTCTAAATGGTTTTAGACAATCTTCTAAAGAATAAAGCATTCTCATCTTGTCTTTAGTTAAAGTAAACTGTTGTGGGGTCCCGTCGTTTTCAAATCCACCGTCAATTACAACATCTGCATCGGTTGCACCAGTATAATATTCTCCAGCATCTAATTGATCAAATGTTGATGGAATGGTTCTATAAATTGAATTTACATCTCTTGGGCGATATCGATAGTTACCAACCTTAAAAATATTATCTGGCATATTCATATTCCATTCAGCCAAAACAAGAGACTGAAGATTTATTGTTGCTGATGTTTCAAGGTGAGTCTTTAATGCTTCGCTTACAAACATTTTAGACCTCTTCCAGAGTTACCGATATATTCCACATGTCAAAGTTGTCGCCACCACGCTTGACTACAGAATAGTTGAAGTCTGCAAAATATACCTGAATAATTTCATTATATTGTGCGAGGTGGCCAAAAGAGTTATTTACTATCTCTCCATCTTCTTTAAAGTTTGCATAATTGTCATATGATAGATACATCCAAAATGGTCCTGTGTGATTGTTGTACCAATCTAATATTGCTACCCCACCTGCTCCACCATCTGCAGTGAATTCTTGAGTATTATTTTTGTATGGAGATATTCCCGTGTTTTCATTAAATGCTGCTACTTGAAAATATGCTCTAGACGGAAGCATACTCCAAGAAAAACTAATTTGCATTTTGTCTGCAATATGATATGATCTCATACGGCCATTGATGGTACGTTGGCGCTGCTCTATTCTTTGCGGGGTAAAAGAAATTTCACTTCTATTATGATCAGAAAGAATAATAAACTGATTTAAAAGATCTTCGTCTGTTTCTGCTGTATTGGCACCAACTTCTTGTCCATTAGGAACATAAACTCCACCAGTTAAAGTTCCTGGATTGTTAGCCCAAAGCGCTGCCTGTGGTCTTTGATATCTTCTTCTGCCAGTTAAATAAGCGGATGTGGCCATTATGACACCCTCTGCTTCTTAACTCTTTGTGAATCTAAATATTTAATTTCGTTCATAACTGCTTTCGCTACTGTTTCTGGTGATGCATTGGTTCCACCAACACTAATACCTACACTATAATTATACACTGCGCTAGAGTTATCGCTATATGAAGCATTTGCTATATTAGTTGGAGATGTATTAAACATTGGTGTAGAAATGTTATATGATGGCTGATTTAAAGATGTTTGAATTGGAATTTGATATATTGGCCTAGCATTAGATATTTTATTTGCTAAGACTGAAGGGTACTTGCTTTCATTAATAGCAGTTAAAAATGGAGCAAATGCTTTAGAAGATGCTTTATTTACAACGTACTCTCCTGGAGTTAGCATTGCTGGCACGGTATCAGAACCAACTGCTCCACCATCAGCCATATATGCTTTTCTTACTTTACCGCCACCCATGTAGCCATCTATTCTGCCA